TATGGCATGTGTGGTGCTTGGCGTGTATCAGATGGTGAGCGTATAATGACCACAACACACAGAGTGGCTGCTCGCATTGCGTTTGATCGACCCATTGACTCAAACGAATACGTGATACACAAGTGTTCCAACATGAACTGTATGAATCCTGATCACTTAATGATTGGCGACCGCTACGACATACAAAAGGTCATGCACCAAAATCATCGACACAGACCCGGTGGTAAGAACATTTACAAAGCCAAATAAAAAGCCCCGAACAGGGGCTTTTTTGTGAATGGGTGTCGGTGGCACTGGATTGGTGTAGGAACGATCGAAAAACGGCAATTAAACGATCTACTTGAAGAGGACTCCGGACTACCTTTTTACAGGAGTTGCCTAACACTTTACCTTTAGGACTTTGGAGGGAGACCCAATCCGTCTCTGCGTTTAACATCAGTGGCTCGATTGCCATTGATGTCAGTGCCACCGACATTGTTATTTAGTCATTGACTAAAAATCACCTAAAAATCCGTGAAAAAAAATCTGGTATTATATCACTTATACTAAATAAAAGCACTTGAGAGGAAGAGACTATTTTTTATAAGGAGAAATAAATGTCTGAGTCAAAACAACTATTAGAATCCCTTTTGCGAGGCGAAACTAATATTAAACATAAAACAGTAAACATTAAACAACAAACAGCAAATATGGTAAGCAATTCGCCTCTTGGCAGAGGCGTGGAATTGAGTGCCGAGGAAGACCTCTGCGAGGGGCCTGCTGGCCCCGAAGGCAAGCCTTCGAAAACCCCATTGTTCTCTAAAGAGAAGGTTTTAGGAATCGGATCAGACCGCAAGCCTTTGAGCACCAGTGAAATCTCATATGCCGCATTGACGCTGTTTCGTCCCAATCCCAAAAAAATAAAAGAAAATCGCCAAAAGGTCAATTTGGATTTTATTGTGGGCGAAAGCACTACTTTCAACAAATTGGTGTTTTCATTGACACAAAAGGATTCTGAGTTTCATGGCAACTTACAGGACAATTGGGAAGACATCACAGCCTACAATGATGCCTGGCAACTGTATCGCGATATCAAGAAGTTGGGCATAGACACTTGGATTGGCAAAGGCTGTATACGTCAAACCTGGCGACCAGGCAAAAGAACCAAAAGCAAAATGCGAGCAGAAACCACAGTGGTAATGTGGCGTGAACAGGGCATCATGCACGGGCGTTGCTGGATTGAGTCCGCAGTATTTGATTTTGAGTTTGATCAGATTGTGGATGACAGCAAACTGTATTTGGCCAAAAGCGAGCCATTTCAAGCTCCAGTTGTTTGGGATTATTCACCATGGCAATAAAAGACAACTACAGCAACTACACTGAAGTAGACTACAACGCAGCCTATGATTTGCTTGCACCTAAGAATCATTTGAATCCAAATGTGATTGATCGCAACAGGTTTGATTTAGATCCCGATGACACACTACCCCAGTGGCACAATCGTCCAGATCTGCGACATGTTGTGAGCATGACATTTAGATATCAAGCACATCAAACCAGCAATGGACACAGCAATGTCAGAGACACATTGAGATATGGCACTTGCGAAACATTGACCAACAAACTAATGCTGTGGGGCTTTGAAACATTTCAAGAGTTTAGAGATCACCAGGCTGTGCGGGACAAAGCAAATGCCAAATACATCTGGGAAGAAACTGCGTGTGAACTCAGAGATCAAAACTGTGATTTTTTGTTTTGGATTCCCAAAGGTGAACAGCACACAACTGAACCTGGCTGCTGGGCAATCACCATAGATCAACCCACAAAACGATCAGTGTTGATATGGACTCAAGGTGAATTGACATTGTATGATGGACTGCGACACACCAAACAAAACAGGGTGGTTATCCAAAGACAATAAAAACAGTGATTTATATAAATAAGTTGAGGAGGGCAACATGGCCACATTCACTTACAAGTATAAACAGGAAATGGATCCCATTGGGGACAATCCATATCGAACCATTTACATCAAGCAAAGCCACCATGAGCATGCCAGACTACGCAATTGGTTGGTAGAAATAGCTGAACAGATCATTGGCACGTGTGAAGTAAATGCGTCAGCGGCAGAATGGTTCACCACACCCATGCGTGAGTTTAAGAAATCACGCAAAGGACAATACTACACGCCAGAAGAACTGCTTACGGATATGATTCAACAGTTGGCTCTGGGCAAGGACCTACCGCAGTCCATGGTGGATCGTTGGAATAGACTGTGTCAGGACACCGTTTGGGAGATCCATTTTGCTCAGTCCAGTCAGCCAAAAACTTCTGCACATGCTCAGGCACGGGCATTGTTCGCGTAGTTGTTTTCCATGATTTGGGGTATTTTCTGTACAGGGTTATGACTTGATACTTCATACCCTATTTACAGAGAAGAAAAATGGTGGGTTCGCCAGGCTGGCCCACCTTCCAGTTCGGAGCAATCACAAGAACTAATTGAGACTTGCCCTGGCAATTATCACTTACAAGGTTTCTGCGAGCTCGAACCTTTCAACCCCGCAATGTTCAATTGTAAGACTATTCTTATACTCATACAAGTGATCACTTGCTCTTTTTAAGTATTTTCGGTCAATCAAGCCAGCAGGTATGCGTAGCACATACACAGGCTTGGTCCAGTTGTGAGCACGCCGGAAGTGATCATCTATTTCCTTTGTGCTATCAGCCAACACAAGAATGGTGCGTCCTGTAACTGCCCCTGTCAGCAGATCAATGTTCAGTGTGGGATTGACTTCCAACCGGCGTGTGGTGGCAAAGTCAATGTAGGCATCTGAAGTCATGGCATAATAATAGTATTTCAATTTGGGTAGTTTCATATGAGTATTTAAGATGTTTTGAGCTTTTACAATAAGTAAAAGCATGACAACGGAAAAGAATTCAGAGACATCAAAAAAGCCTCGCAAGAAGGCACCAGGTCGCGGTGGAGCAAGACCCAACGCTGGTCGCCCTGCTGGATCATCCAACAAGATCTCAGCACAGGCCATCCTGGACAGTCTTGACCGCCACCTTGGTCATCCCTATGCTGACCAGCTGGCCATGAACTACATTGACGCACTTCAGCAAGGTGATAGAAACATTAGAGCCAGCTATGATAGATTGTTCTTGGGCAAGGTAGTGGCTGACAAGGTTGAAGTGGATGTGAATCAAAGTCAAGACTTGATCACTGCCAAGCAGGCTGCTTTCGCAGAAGCCATAGCTCAAATCACTGGTATAAACACCAAAAGCTAAATAACACTATGCCGTTGATTAAATCTACATCAAAGCCAGCATTCCGCAAGAATGTTGAAAAAGAAATCGCTGCCGGGAAACCGCCCAAGCAGGCCGTGGCAATAGCTTACGCCACGAAAAGAGCGGCGGCATCTAAAAAGACTTCGAAGTCAAAAGGAAAAACAAAATGAAACCAGCTGGTACACAAACAGACAAGAACTTAGAGTTCGACGGCATTGGAGCAGGACCCAAGAAAGGTTCTACCAAGTATGCCCACAATCAATGGTCAGGCCACAGCAATGATGGTCGCACCGTAAACTATGGTCGCGGTCCTGTGAAAGGCAATGATGGCCAATGCCACAATCCAGGCACACCCGCAAGCACAGTAACTCGAGACAAGTATCGTGCCGCACCTACCGCAGCCACTCCCTCAGTGCCTGCTCAAGGTTCAGTGCGTGATAACATCAACCGTGGTAGCCAAGTTCGCAACCCTGGTGGCACAAGAGATTGGATGCCTTCCAAGACACAGAACTACAAAGGCAATCCAGACAAGATCCGTGTTGGTCAATCAGGTGGTCCTGACTACGGTGGCACAACCAAAGGTTCCAAGCCTGATGTGGCCGGTGGTCGTTCAAACTTCAACTATGGCCCCAAGAGCCAATACTAAGGATTAGACTATGATACCATTCATCCCTCAAGGTCCTTCAGTTGTTATCAGTTATGCGGATGACTCAACGGACACTTCAGTAACCGTAAGCAACAGTGAATATGGCATGCCCAATGTGTTGTATGTTGTGAACAATGATGCTGCCAATGTGGTTGCTGTGAACTACAGCTTCAACAGCCAAGACACCAATGCTTCAGTTCCAACTTCTGGAGCCAATGGCATTGGAACAATCATTCCACCTTATGGTTATGCTATGTTGGCAATTAACTCCAACTACCGCAATGGTCCACTCTACATTTCAGCCGCAGGCGTAAGCGGCACTGGAAAAGTATATGTAACACCAGGCGTAACACAATACAAGTTCTAAGGACACAACAATGAGAATCTCAACATCAAACCCACAAGGCAAGGCCGTGAACCAAAAGCGTGGCCCAACCACAGGCAACTCTAACCCAGGCGGCAAACGCGATGAGTTCATGAGTGCCAAGTCAAAGAGCGGCAGTGAGCGATCAGCTCTTGCCAACATGATCACTGACACCATTGCCAAGCGTGGTGAAAAGATGCGTGGCTTCCGCGACATGGCTGTTGAACCTGTGAAAGCTTCGGTCAATGTTGGCCGTGGTCCTACCAAGGGCAACAAAGCCTAAAACAACAATCTACTGACCTGGGCCGCCAGGGGTCATCGTAGGCATGGTATCTGGCGGCATCTATTTGTTTTACATTGAAAGGAATCGTTATGGAACAAGACAACAACCCTTGGGCTGACACCAGCCCCAATCAACCTGAAAAGGTTGCACCCAAGACCACCAAGGTCGCTCCCACCCGAACCCTCCAAAAGCCAGAACCAGTTCAGCAACTTGCGTCCAGCAATGCTGAATTTGACATTGAAGGCTTGATGACAGACTTCCCCACTGCCACTGACCTTGAACGCTTTGTGTTTGACCAAACCGGCGTGGTGTTGAACCTCAAAGGTCGTGCCAACAAGCTGAAATATCAAGTGGCCATGGATGTGCTCAACGGCTCACCTGTGGATCCCAAGTTCATTGGCGATGGCAATCCATACTTGGACAAAGCTGAAATGGTTCCAGAAGAGCCCATGAAGACTTTGCCTGATCCAGATCCAAGTATTCCCCCACGTAGTGAAACACAGAACGAAT